GGGCCTGGAGCTATTCCTTTCATTTGTTGAGGGTCATAAATATTCGGTGAGTTTGTACTACGAACTATTTTATCTAAAAGTAAATCTTTTAGATGATCTCCTGTTCCGTTTTTTGAATAAAAAGGAGAATCTGTTGACCCATTCAAAGTATTGAAATTAGGATCTGGTATGGCATCCTTTACAGCTGGTCCTCCTATTGTATTTTGGGCTGTGGCTGTTTGTCCTGGACCACCTCCAAATCCTCCTGCCACATCTAGTCTTGATTTTAAATCTTTTAATCCCATAATTTTATTTTTTTATTTGTTTATAAATATTATACTTCATTAAATTTTGAATAATGTGTATTCATTTTAGCTCTATAAGCAACATTATTCATTTCATATGCGTCTGCTCTTACTTGTATAACCTGGGTTGATGTTTCTGTAGCTTCTGGTGATCCTACTTCTCCACCTTCTTCTGCTTGTCCCCCACCAATTATTCCTCCTCCTTTATTCATAGCATATAAATTATTTAATCCTACCTCTGCTACTCCTTTTCTGCTCATTATAAATTCTCCTTGTTCTGCTTCTATAATTGTTCCCCCTTCTGAGTGTCTTTTTCCTCCTATATAACCCCCTTTTTCACCTTTAGCTAAATACATAGCTCCCATTGTACCTATTACTCCTGCTGCAGCTAAACCTAATGCCCAACCTATAACAGGAATTGAGGATAAACTTTGTATTGCTTTAAATACTGCTCTACCTATACTTTTTGCTAATCCTTTCTTTTCTAAAGCTAATTCTGAGTATTTATATCCTACCATAGCGGCATTATATCCTAATCGTATTCCTTCTATTACTTTTAAACCCATTTGTATCGCTTTTATTGCTTTCATTGTGACCCATATGGTTGTTATTCCAGCTACTAGGGAACCTACAATAACTTCCCAAGCGCTCATTTCTTCTGTGGTATCTGTAAATAATGAAAATACTTTGCCCATAGCTTCTGCTATCCAGTTTATAGGTTCTAAAATCATTACTACTAATTCTAACATCATACCTAAAGGTCCCCCTACTAAATCAACAAATATTCCTTTTAACTTCATTACAGCATCATTCATTTCTTCTTGTAAATTTCTGGCTTCAATCTTTGCAGCCATTTCGTGTTTTCCTTCTGCTCTTAATTGTTCCGCTGATTTACCCATAGATTCTTGTTGGAATAACATATCAGCCATTTGGTCTCTAGTCATATTCATAGATTTAGCTAAAGCTTCTTGTTGAAGAACATTCATTGAAGTATAATCTTTCCATGACCCTACTTGTTCTCCTACTTCTTTAGCTAATGCTGCATAGTCACCTGTTAAGGCGTACATTCTTGCTTTTTCTAAATTAAGTTGTTTTCCTGTAAGTAATTCTGCTTCTAATTCTGCTTCAATAGATTGTTCAAAATTAAGTAATCCTGATGCTATATTTGCTACTTCTTCTAACTCAAGTCCTAATCTTTGTGATTCTAAAATGGCTTCAGCTATGGCTTTAGTACTTCCTTGCATTTGAGCTCTAATAGTACCTGTAACCTTACCAACTTTATCCATTATATCTTTGTGTTTAAAGGCTATTCCGGTTTGTGCTCTATATTGTTCTGTAATCTCAACTACATCTAATTTTTGATCTTCTATAGATTTACCTGTTACATAAGAGGCTTTTGCAAAATTACCAATAGCTTCATTTGATAAACCCCATTTTTCTTGAAGTACTGCTGCCTCGGTTGCCATTTGTCCTGAAACCCTTACAGCTATTCCCATTTGTTCTTGAATAGTATTAAAAGCTTTTATTGTTCTTTCAGCATTTATGGCCATATCTCCTGTTGCGTTTGAAGCCATTGCTAATTCTTGCCTTAAACCTACTGCTTCCATTTTAGATAATCCCATATTCTTTTGGAATTCAGTAGATTGTTCATCAAATTTGAATCCAGCCATTATAGTAGCTATTATCATTAGAGGTGCTACTGCTGCTTTAATAGCTGTTCCTGCTGCTGCCATTTGACCCGCAAAACCTTTTCCTTCTAAAGCAGCCATTCTTGCTGCTTCTGCTCCTTTTTTCAGAGGTCCAGCGAATTCCCCTAAACCTATTTTACCCATTACTTCGGATGCTGCTCCTAATCCTTTAACTAATCCTGTATTTGCGTCTTCAAGTTTTTTCTGTTGAGCTTCTAATATTGCTAAGTTTTCTTTATTGAGATTTAAGGTTTCCGCTGTCAGTATTAATAACTCTTTTTCTTTATCGGTTAAATTACTCATTGATTTAAGCATGTTAGCGCTTATTTCTAATTCACCTTTTTTATTAAATTGTAAATCTTTTTGAGCTATTCCTGCTTTACTTAATAGAAGATTTTGTTCTGTTTGGAGTCTATTATTAGCATTACCTTGTTTGACTATATCTTTTTCGATATCTTCAACCTTTTTAGTACCATCCATTATATCTAACCAGTTTTGAGATACAGTTCTTGTCATTTGAGACATATCTCTAAAAGCTTTATTCATTTCTCCTGCTTGTTGAGTGGATCCATAAATTTCTTTTGTAAGTATTTTTACTTCATCTGTTAGATCTCTTTGAATTTGTACATTCTCAAACCCTCGTTCCCTTATTTCAGCCTCTAATTCAGATAATTTTTGTTTTTGATTTATTTGTTTATCCTGTTCTTTAGTTACTTTTTTAATATCATCAGGATTGGGGCCTTGAGGTCCTTTACCACCTCCACCTTCTGTGGGATTTGGATAATATAATATGTTATTTTTTATCATAATATAAGGTTATTCATATATAAATATGAAAAAAATAAAGGTGCTTGCACACCTTTATTATTTATTAAAATCGTAAATAGATGAGGGGTGAATATTCGGTCTTTGGATTTGACCATCCCCAATGTTAGAACGCCCTTGAGCCTTCTCCATTTCTTCATTTTGCTTTTTGTTGTATTTGTTGATTCGGTCTATATGAAACCTCCTCATCCAAATTGGCATATCATATACTTCTGAGTGTTTGAAACCACCGCCGCCATGGAACACGAGATCATGGATCTCAGTATATACTTGCTCTCTATAATTCGGCGTCAGGCCAAAAAAACTGAACAGTGATGGGAATGCTTAAGTTTTCTTGAATATGTCCATCTTCATATTCAACATCAAATTCCATATTGATGTCAGGTTGAATACTTCTTACGTATTCTCTTAAGGCCCTAGCATCTCTGGCTAATAATCTATTATCTACAAATTCTCTAATAGTTTTCCTTTCTCTATCACCTTCTACAGATAAAATTAAATGTTTCATCCTAGTAGATAATTCAGGAACTGCATTTTTGTTGATTTTTTTAAATCCTTTTAATTCTTGCTCAACTTTAAATTCATCAGCTTGGGTTAAAAGCTTAAATAAAATTGATACTTTTGATGTTGGTAAAGTAAATTCAAATTCATTTTTACCATTTACCATCAATTCTTCATCAATTAGTTTATCTTCAGCTTCAGTTAAATCAACAGATACTCTTTCTCTTTCACCTGTATTTGGATTAGTAGACATAAATTCATATTTTGCCCCATAACCCAAAATTCTAGATGCTACTAATATGGCGTTTTTATCCCCAATTAGTAATTCTTTATAATCAATAGGGGTTACAATAAGTGATTGTAATAATTTATCAATTACTGTGCCATTTTTGATATAATTTTGGTTTGTTAAAATGTCCTCTTCTTTAGCTGTCATGTACTTCATTTCGATAACTCCTTTTCTTAATAGAGAATCTTCAGGGTAAAGTAAACCTTTTGAAGGTAATGTGACTTCTTCAGTAGGGAATTTTGGTTTTTGTTGTGTGTTTTCCATAACGTTATTTATTTATTAAAACTAGTTCAGATATACATATATGTAAAATAAAGAAAGCGCTAAAAAATAGCGCTTCTTTGTTATAAATGTTATTACTATTAGTAATTTAAGATGGCGTAATCCATTCTAATAGTTAATGAAATATTTGCTGGTGTATCTGAAGCCCAATCGAATTCACCGAAGTTAGCTGCTTGTACATAAGCTCCTTTACAAATCCATTCTTCAACTACATCACCTACAGGACCTAATGCGTTAAATCTAATGTCTTTTTTATAGAAATCAGAATAACCATCTCTACCTGTTACAGATTCGTGAGATAATCTAACCCACTCCATTACTGCTTGTGCACCTGATGGTGTTACTGGGTCATAAAGTTCAGCTGTAATATTTTGCCAATCAGCTTTACCTTTTAATTTTCTTTTCACATTGATGTGATCGATAGTTACGTCTCCAAACTGTACATTTGGTCGACCTACTTTTTTTACTAAGAATGCTGGAATTCCGTCTATATACATTATAAACCTATTTTGTACTTTAGGTTCAAATGCTGTGAACATCATTTCGTTTGTGTTTAATATTGCCATCTTTTTATTTTATTTTTATTCCGTTATAAATATAATACTTTTCTTTTTTTATGCATCAAATGTTGCTCCTGTTGGAAGAACATTAAAGTCAAGTACTATAAATTCAGCTGTTTTAGTTGGTTGTAAATAAATAGCACCAATTAATCTATTTCTATCGATTTCTTCTGGTGTATTATTACTTTCATCCATTACTACTCTAAATGCATATAATCCTTGTCTTTGTTGTACTGATTCTAAATAAGGATTTGCTATATTTAAGAATCTGTTTCTTGTTTGTGTTGTATTTTGTTCAAATACTAAGTATTTAGAAGCACTTGCAATAAATTTCTTAACTGTTATTAATAATCTTCTAACATTAATTCTATCTAAAGCTGTTGGTCTTGTTTGAAGTGTTTTCTGACCCCAAATACAAACTCCAGTTCTTGGGAATGTTGCTATTGGGTTTACTTTTCCTTCATATAATTCATCTCTTTCAGCTTGATTTAATCTAATCTTAGCTTCTAATACGTTTCCTAATACCCCTCTATTTAAACCTGCTGGTGCGAACCATTCAGCAGCAATTGAATCTGACGCAGCTATTGCACCAGGCACTATAACTGATGGTGGAACAAATACTGGTTTATTAATCGAAGTGTCTAGCACTTTTACCCAAGGATAATATACTGCAGCGTAATTACTATCTAAACTTGAAGCTTCATTTACAGCTGTAGTTACTGTAGCGTCTACTTTTGTTAAATCCATTACATAGAAAGTATCTCCTCTATCTTCTGCCATAGTAGTTGCTGCATCTGTTACTGATGAGTGTATTTGTTTTAATACTCCTGGTAAAACTAACATATTGATATCGTATTCGTCTTGATTTGAAAGAATATCTATTGCTTTTTTATATCCTGTATATCCAGAAGCACCTGTTCCACTTAAATCCATACCTTGCATATTATCTGCTGTTATGTATTCTCCTGTTTTTATTACAGTACCTGTATCTAAACCATCAAATCCTCCTTGGAATGGAACTATAAATTGAAGTTGTGAATTTTTAGGTCCTGAAGTTCCTGTTGTATCTAATGAAGCACTTAATGAACCTACCCATTTACCTGAACTTGCATGACCTGAATAATCTTCAACATTAAAGTCACCTGACACATTTGTTTCTGCGTTTTCTGGAACTGGTCCAGTCCAGTTATAATTATCTACTTCTTTATCTGTAAATTTCCATCCTAAATAACCTTTAGCGTTATATGTTGTTCCTATTACCTGTGTTCCTTCATAAGATGCTGAAGGGAAAGTACAATTATGACCAAATGATGCTGTTCTTATTGGGTCTAATACTCCTCTAAATCCTTTTGGAGATAATTTTGGAGATTCTGCTTTTTGTTTAACCGCATCTGTTACTTCAACTCTAATTAGTTTTGAAAGATTAGGATAATCACCATATGTAATTACTTTTGCAAAAGTACTTGAATATGCTGCATATCTGTCTCCAATTACTCTTGAAATGAAGTTTGGTGAATCT